GCCGCCCCTGCAGTAGCGTCTCCGACGATCTGCACACGTTGAACAGACGGCGCAGCAGTGTCGCCAATGACGACCGGGCCGGCAAAGGTCTGCGTGCCGGTGAAGTTCTGTCCCGCATCCGTGCGGGCCACGCTGGCGCTGGTGGTCGGGAACGTCATCACCGTTCCGTCAGTTCCAGAAAGCGTGAGCGAGTGGTTGATCGTCAGCGTCTTGCCATCGGCAATCGTCAGCGTGGCCCCGGCAGCGGGCTGCGTGAACGTGACGCGGTTGATCGTCAGCGCCGTGGCCGCTCCCAGGCTGGGAGTCGTAAAGCTCGGGCTGACGGCAAACACCAGCGCCCCGCTGCCCGTCTCGTCGGTGACGGCTGCGGCCAGGTTCGCGCTCGTCGGGTTCGCAAGCCATGTGGCCACGTTGGCACCGAACAGAGTCGGGCTCGCCAGCAGCGCCGACATCGACAGTTTCTTCGTCGCCCCGCTCTGGACCAGCGGCACAACATCGGTGCCGGTTGCTGCGGTAGCGGCCGGCAGAGCGGAGATTTTCACGTTGGCCATGACTACTTCTTTCCTTTGTTCCGCGCCGAGATGGCCTTGGCCTTCGCGCGTGCGTCTGCCTTGCTCGACGCGCCCCAAGCCTGTAGCGATAGCAGCAGCCGCGTGGGCTCGCCGTCCTTGCGCTCAGGCCCCGGCATGTTGCCCATGCGGGCGAGAAACGACGCGCGGCGGGGGTTGTCGCCTGACTTGACAGGGGCCTTGAGGTTCATGCCTTCGGCGCGTGCGGAGGCGCGGCCTTTCTCATTGAGGCCGCCCGTGGGGCTTTTGCCCTCCTTGCGCTGCCAGGCTGGAGACTTCGCCATCACTTCTCCGACAGCGGCTGGGTGGTGATCGCTCGCAGCACCACGATGGCGACCGCGATCCCTGAGCCGACCATAGCCTGCTCGGCAGGCGACAGGGGCAGCTTGAACACGAAGCCTTGCAGCACCGACAGCACGGCGGTGATGATGCCCAGCCAGACGGTCTTGGAGCGCAGCGAGGCGCGGAGTGCTTGTGCGATGCTCATGCGTACCCCCTGGCAGGCTGCTTCGGGGCGCGGGGGTTGCCCTCCTCGTCCAGCAGGAAGAACTTGCCCAGCGACTTCATGGCCTTGGCAATGTCGCGGTCCGTCTGCGCCATCTCACGCGCCACAGCGCCGAGGTGCATTGTCGTGCGCAGGTTGGCGTGCCAATAGGCCACGCCCTTGTCGTCGGTCACCGGGGCCATCTCAGGCGTCTCGCCTTCGGGCGTGGTGATGACGTTGCCCGTGGGCTTGTGCAGCACGCCGATGAAGTCCCAGCAGCCGGGGGTCGTGGCCGACACGACATCCTCGCTGACCGTCAGCGCGCCGAGCTTGACACCCAGGCCGATCAGCTTGGGCCAGTCAGCAGGCAGCGCACGGATGTGGTAGTCGTGGTACATGGTCAGGCCGTGATCGATTGCAGCGCCGAGTCGGGCAGGCGGCGGGGGTAGTAGGTGATGCGCTGCACCCACCCACCCAAATTATTTACGCCGAAAATTGTGCCAATCCTTAGAACATTTGGCGAAACCGGCGTGGCCGCTGGCGATGCTGTTGTGGGAGCCGCACCATTTACGCACAGCGCGGCTTGATTTGTGCCAACGGCGTAAGTTAAAGCGGCCTTTGCCACGGACGAAAGCGCGATGCTCCCTGTGTTTGCGGGGTTTGTCGCAACACCACCAGATACCACACGCGCAGATACAGACAGCGGCGCAGCGCCAGCAGCAATAAAAATCGACGCACGGTTGTTATTGCTGTTGTCATCAAGTGCAGAAATTCCTCGGCCATTTACACCGTCGCTAACACCTGTCACGAACTGCGCAAACAACGTCCCCTCCACCGCATTAAACCAAGGCGTCAACGTATTCACCGACGCCACATCTGCCGCACGGGTCAGGGCTGTGGTAGTGGTGGGGATGACGGAGGTTGCGAAGGCACCCTGCTCCAGTTGGGGCAGGCCGATGCGGAGGGTGAAATCTATTGCCGTTGCGTTTTGAGGCGCAAAAGACAAAGTCATCTGGCACTGCGCGACTGTCGCCCCACCAGACAAGGTTCTAGTTGCTATTTGGCGCTGCGTGTTAAGAGCAGCAGTTGTTGGCGCTGTTTGTGCATAAAAAGCACCGGCTACAAAAGCGCCTCCAGATGTATTTTCTATAAGCCCAACAGACCAAGAGGTCATGCCCGTTGTTGACCCGCCCACTAGTCTCCAATAGTTAGATGCAGTCCAAGTCTGCCCTGTAAGAGCAGAACCAAAATCAATACCGATAACAATTGTGTTTGTGTTAACCGTTGTTCCGTTAAATCTATAGTCTATGTATGAAATGCCGTTTTCAGTACCTGTTCCAACAATCGTAGTAGTCAGCCCGTTACCTTGGGTTGATACAAACGTCCAGTTAGTTGGGTTTGTCCCCGGCGTGCCCGCTACCGCGCCCACCATCGTGTTATTCCGAATGGAATTGGTCCTCGACTCCTCAATCAGCAGCCCCAGCGGCGCGAGCGTGGCGGGGTTGTAGTCGAACCGTGCAACGTCGTTCGACGCCGAGGTCAGCGTGCCGGCAGAGTTGAAGAACGTGGCCGTGCTGGCGCGGGTGAAGGTGATGCGGGGGTCGAGTGCGCCCGAGAGAAACTGAAAGTCAAGCGACGGCGTAGGCGGCCAGTCGCCTACCGCTCGATTCCGGTTCCGATCTCGGGTCAGCGGGAACCTCAGTACCCCTCGCCCGCCATGATGTGGATCGACCCACCGCCCGCAGGGGCGATGTAGGCCACCGTGTTCTGGTCCTGCGCCTTGGACACCACGATCTGCGTGTTCGGCAGCACCGGGTAATCGGCGGTCGTGGCGGTCTGCGAGCCCTCACCCACACGGATGTAGGACAGCACCGTAGAACTCAGGTTCGTGATGACCAGCGCCTTCGCGCCGAAGCCGACCGTGCTGGAGGCCGACGCCGCGCCGGGGGAAACGGTGATGCCCGAGCCATAGGTCGGGTTGAATGCTGCTTGGACGGACATGGGTTACCTCGTCAGGAGATGCGATACCACGAGTTCGTCGCGGCGTACCAGCGCAGCCGAGCGAACCCGCCAGCCGCAAGCGTCGTGGGAGAACCGTACACCGCCGTCGCGCCGTTCAGGGCCACGGTGAGTGTGGTAATGATCTGCGTGCTCGTGAGCAGAATCTCGGTGCCGTCAGCCACGCCCGTGTTCAGCGGCAGCGTGATCGTGCCGGTGGCCAGCGTGCCAGCGGGCTGCAGCAGCACCCACAGCGCCTGCGTGGTCGGCGTGGGCAGCGAGATCGAGAAGCCCGTCGTGGGGACGTACAGGCTCGTTGCCATCGTCGGCGCGGCGAACGTCTGCTGGAAGTACTGCAGCAGCGTGTTCAGGCTCGACCGCCTGGCGTCGCCGTTGGCGGTGTTGTAAACCGCGATCTGGTCGCCGCTGGACAGTTGCGAGACGACAGGTAATTGATTGATCAGCGGCATGGTGCGCCCTCAGTTGTACTCGATTGCCCCATCCGGCCCAGCCAGCACCGGATCGACCGGCCCAGGCATGAACGGCGTGTCGTAGCGCCACGGCTTCTGCCCTGCACCCAGCGGCAGTGTGCGGGGGAACTGCTGCTCGGCAGGGAACGTGGCCCGCGCCAGCAGCGTGTCGTATCCGAGTTTTGCCGTCGTGCGCGTGTCGATCGCCACCGTCTTGCCGTACTGCGGCGCGATGCGGATCGCCAGATTCGCCACGATGGCCTCGTTGGCGCTGTCGGGCACCTGCGTCTCGGTGTCGAGGTCGCTGTCCTGCGGGCTGCTCGGCAACGGGTAGCCCAGCCGGATGCCCTTGGCGTTCCAAGTCGCCATCATCGCGTCCAGCCGTCGCAGCGCGGTGTCGAGTTGCTGCGGCTGAAGGTCGAAGGTGTAGTTCGCCATGCCGAGTTCAGCAAAGGCTTCCTCCACGAACTGACGCTTGGTGTAGCTCATGCTGGCCTCAGATCGGATCGTCCGTGGCAGGCTCGGCCGCCATCGCGGCATTGATCTTCGCCAGCAGCGTCTCGTCGCTCCAGCGCTTGTCCACCTTGAGGCCGAGCAGGCTGGCCTGCTGCATCATCTCGGCGCGGGTCGGCGGGGTGTCGTCGGCGGGCTCGGGAGCTGGCTCGGGCTGCACCTCGACAGCCGGCGCGTCCACGGGCTCCAGACCCAGCGCAGCGGCAAACGACTCGTGCCAGCCATCGGCAACGGCCTGCGCGAGTTCCTCGGGCTCCACGCCCTTGCAGTCGTAGGTCTTGCCCGGAGGCCCCCAGTGCGGGCCGGGGCTGCGGTAGACGAGAATCTGGTCGCTCACTTCTTGCCCTTCTTGGCGGTCTTGGCCGACTCACGGAACGCAGCGGCGGTCGGTGCGCCCTTCGTGCCAGGCTTGCGCATCTTCTCGCCGCTGCCGGCCTCGATGCGCTCTCGCTTTCGATGGATGTTGGCGTAGAGGCCGGGAGGCGTCTTCACTTCTTGGCCCTCGGCGCAGGCCCCTTGCTCGGCTTGCCGGCTTTCATGGCCGCCGTGCGCGCAGTGTTCAGCGCGATGGCCACGGCCTGCTTCTGCGGCTTGCCGGAGCTCATCTCCTTGGAGACGTTGGCACTGATCGACTTCTGCGAGTAACCCTTTTTCATCGGCATCTCAGTCTCAAGATGTGAAAACGCGG